AACAAATCTTCAAATGATTACTCTTTAAATGTAGGTGAAACAGACAAAACATTTACAGCTTACTTTAAAGCAGATAACTTCAAGATTATTTCTGATGATTATGACGTTGCTATTTCTAAAGCAAAGATCAGCCACTTTATAAACAGAAGTAAACCAGTACAGTATTGGATAGCATTAGAGCCAGATTCGGAGTTCTAATATGAAATTCTCCAGAACGGAATGGCATCAAGTCGCTTCTGAATTTCAATGTGATCTTCCTGATGAAGAAGTCATAAAGATATTTGGTTCAGTACAACGCTTAAAAGAAATCATATCACACCAAGAGCAACAATGGGGTAGTGATATAGAACCTATGGGCGAACCTCCAACAGAAGAAGAAAACGAGTTGTTAGACGAGGCTTGTGCTAATTATTCTGAAAGAGTTGATGATTGGTGGACAGATCGTAAAGGTGGTTACGAAGTTAGTTATAGTTATGAAAAATAAATTGAGGATTATATTATGTCAGACTTTTTGTGGGTTGAAAAATACCGACCAAAGAAGATACAAGATTGTATCTTATCAGAAGATTTAAAACAAACTTTCTTAGAGTTCGTTAAGAAAAAAGAAATACCTAATCTGTTATTATCAGGTACAGCAGGCACAGGTAAGACTACTGTAGCTCGTGCTTTATGTGATGAAATAGGTGCCGACTATATTATCATAAACGGTTCAGATGAAGGCCGCCAGATTGATACATTAAGAAACAAAATCAAAAACTTTGCTTCTACTATTTCACTTACCAAAGATGCCAATCATAAAGTTGTAATTATAGATGAGGCCGATTATATGAACGCCGAATCGGTACAACCAGCATTAAGAAACTTTATCGAAACGTTTTTTAATAACTGTAGATTTATCTTTACTTGTAATTACAAAAACAAAATCATACCTGCTCTACATAGTCGTTGTACTGTAATTGACTTTAGAATCGTTAATGGTCAAAAGGTAAAAACGGCCACTCAATTAATGGATAGATTATCTATTATCTTAAAAGATGAAGGTGTTGAATTTGATAAAAAGGTATTGGCAGAAGTAATACAGAAATACTATCCAGATTTTAGAAGAACCATAAATGAATTACAAAGATATTCAGTACGTGGTAAAATTGATAGTGGTATTCTTTTTAGTTTATCAGAAGAAAATAATAAAGACCTTATCGTTAAATTAAAAGACAAAGACTTTAATGGTATGAGAAAATGGGTTATACAAAACTTAGATAAAGAACCTAGTGCTTTATTTTCAAGTATCTATGATAATCTTTATGAATATTTAGAACCTAAATCTATACCACAGGCAGTATTAATTATTGCTGGGTATCAATATAAGGCGGCCTTTGTTGCTGATCAAGAAATTAATATGGTGGCCTGTTTAACAGAGATAATGGCAGGATGTAAATTTAAATGACATTTAAAAGTTTTATAAACAATTGGAAATTAAATAGTTCAGAAACAGCTTTAAGAAGTTTTGTAAAAGCCTATAGTTACAGATGTTGCGGAACTTTAACAACAATAATAATATCATATTGTATTACAGGCAAATTTATTGTGAGTTTAGGAATAGGAGCAGTTGAAATGATAGTTAAACCACTTATATATTGGTGCCATGAACGTGTATGGAACAGAATTAAATGGGGAAGATAATAACAAGCGGGCATAGTTCAGTGGTAGAATAATAGTTTACCAAACTATAGGTCGTGGGTTCGAGTCCCACTGCCCGCTCCAAAATTATATGTACGAATTAAAAGAGTATTTAAAAGCGATAAACGAAACTAAAGAACCACTATTAGATAGTGATGATTCTACATGGGAAAAGAAGTACCCACCATATATTATAAATCGTTGTTTATCTATGTTCTGGGATACCGTAATGCCGGCCAATGAAATGAATGGGTTACACTTCTTGGATAAGAAGTTACAATTTCATTTTTTAATAAATAGTATCAGAAAAAAGAAGCGATTTGGTGGTAAGTGGTTATCACAAACCAAATTGAAAGATTTAGAGTATGTTAAAGAGTATTATGGTTATAGCAATGAAAAGGCAAGAGAGGCCTTAACTTTATTGACCAAAGAACAATTGGAACATATTAAGAAAAAATTATATAAAGGTGGGAGAGATTAATGGTAGATAATATTAAGTGGTCGATAGAGGACATGTTAGAGGTAACAATCAAACAGCCTGATGACTTTTTAAAAGTAAGAGAAACACTTACAAGAATTGGCGTAGCGTCAAGAAAAGACAAGACTTTATTTCAGTCATGTCATATACTTCATAAACAAGGTAAATATTACATAGTACACTTTAAAGAGTTATTTGCTCTTGATGGTAAGACAGCTACATTATCAGAAAACGATATTCAAAGAAGAAATACAATCGCAATATTATTAGCAGATTGGTCTTTAATTGACATAGTTAAAAAAGAGGCCGCTGAAAACAAAGCCCCTTTAAGTCAAATTAAAGTATTACCATTTAAAGAAAAAAAAGATTGGATACTATCAGCAAAATATAATATTGGTAAAAAAATAGTTAAAGATGATGAAACAAATGGTGAATAAATGCAAGTACCTAAATTTAGAGACTTTATAAAAGAAGAAAGACAGCAAGACGAAACCGATCCTATTACGGTCGTTGTCATTAGCAAATCTTCTCCTAAAGTAAGACGACAGAAAACTGGTAATAAGAAATCTAAAAAAGAAATTACAGTAAGTTTTGTACAGAAGTCTTGTGCTAAAAGAAAAATACCTTGTTACATAATCAATACAAAATTCTCAATTATCACAGATAAAGACGAAGGAAAAAATACATTAACTATCTATAACTATGATGGTGAAGATGGTGAACAAACATTCATTGGTAAGAATACAGTAGTTATTACAAGAGCAGGTGCCATAGAAGATGAAGCAGGACTTTCTTTAATATCAGCATTTCAAAACTCTGGTGCTTTTATGTTAAATACCAGGTCAGCAATGTTAACTTGCGATAACAAATTAACTTCAGCATTGTTATTTGAAAAGTTTAATATACCAACTCCAAAGACAGCATTCATATCAAACGAAAAGAATTTAGATAACGCATTAAAACTAGTAGGTAATAAATTTCCAGTTATTGTGAAAACATTAACAGGCACACAAGGTATTGGTGTAGTTAAAGTTGATAGTTACGATTCATTAGTATCAGTAGTACAAGCATTGTTTAAACATGATGCTGAATTGTTATTACAAGAATATATGCCAACAGATTCAGATGTAAGAACATTCGTAGTAGATAATAAGATATTTGCGTGCACTAGACGTGTTAAGAAGTCTGGTGAATTTAGATCAAACGTTCATAGAGGTGCGATTGCTGAACCATATAAACTTTCAGATGAAGAAATAGAAATAGTTTTAAGAACAGCACGAGCATCAAAAGCATATCTTGTAGGTATAGATCATATTAATTACAAAGGAAAAATTTACGTATTAGAAGCAAATGGTTCACCAGGAACTGGAGCTGATTATGAGGGATATCATTATGAAGATTATATAGATACACCTAATACAATAGGTCCAATTAAAGGTAGCCAGTTAGTTGATAATGTTATAGAATATATTTCAGACAGAAAACATTGGGATAGACAATCAATCGTAGAAGTAGGTTATCTAGAAACTGTAGAATTATCTACAGTAGGTAAAGTGAGAGCAAAATTAGATACAGGTAATGGTGCTGAAACTTGTGCTCTACATGCTGAAGAGGTGGAAGTAAAAGATGGTAAAGTTTCTTGGAAATATGACGGAAAAAAACACACCAGCAAGTTAGAAGGATATCATAAAATTTTTAGGGCTAATACTAATGATGGTGAAGGAGAAAAAAGACCAGTTGTTAAATTAGATTTAACATTTAATGGGTTTACATATAAAGATGTATCGTTTGGACTTGATGAAAGAAAAAGATCAGCGTCTGATGTATTGTTAAATAGAGATATAATTAGAAAAATGAATGCTTCAGTAAATCCAAATAGAGAATTTGTATTAAGTAGAAGAATAAAACCTATTGACAAAAAGTAAGAAGTATAGTATAATAAAGTAAATTGAAAAGGAATATATTATGTCAGAAGTAAAAATCTTTAGATTAAGTACAGGTGAAGATGTTATCGGTCAAAAAGCAGAAGATAGCGATTCAAATTTAACTCATATTAAACAACCATTTGTAATTGTACCAATGCAATCAAAACCAGGTGGGCCAGTATCTTTGGCGTTAACTCCATATATGCCTTATGCTGAAGAAGAAACAATTGTACTTAAAACTAATAATATAATAACAGAAGTAGATCCAAAATTAGAAATCAAAAATTCATATAATCAGCATTTAGGAGCAGGAATAATAGAAGTAAAAAAACCTAAACTTATTATAGATTGATGATTAAAGTATATTTTGTTAGAAACGGTCTGAAAATTAGAGTTGATGTTCCTATCGGCATGACTTTAATGGAAGCCGCAAAAAAATATAGTGTAATAGATATAAGAGAAATAACTGCTGATTGTGGTGGTTCTTGTGCATGTGGTACATGTCATGTTATAATAGATGAACGTTGGATTGATAAACTTTTACCAATGAATGAAAATTGCGCTGAATTAGATATACTAGAATTTGATAAACAATATAAAAAAGGATTGAGTAGATTAGCCTGCCAAATACAATTAACAAAAGAACACGATGGCTTAATTGCTCACTTATTGGATGAAGATATTAGATAATGAACTTTTACAAATCAGTTATAGAACACAGAGGTAAACTTCTAGTCAGAGGTATACATGAAGAAAAAGAATATAAAGAACGAATAGACTTTGGGCCAACTCTTTATTCTTTAACTCAACAACAAACAGAATTTAAAACCTTACAAGGCCAATATTTAAAACCTATTACATTTAAAACTATTGATGACGCTAGAAGATTTAGACGTGAAGTAGTTACAGACAATTCGCCTATCTACGGCCTAGAGAGATATCATTATCAATATATTAATAAATTTCATCCTGATAATATAGATTGGGATAAGAAGTTTATTAAAATCTTTACACTAGATATAGAAACTAGTTGCGAAAGTGGTTTCCCAGATGTACAAAATCCTATAGAAGAAATACTTTGTATTACAGTTAAGAATCAATCCAATAAACAAATACTAACTTGGGGAACTGGTGATTATAAAACAGATAGAACAGATATAACTTATGTAAAATGTAAATCTGAAAAAGAATTAATGTTTGAGTTTATGAAGTTTTGGATTAAAAACTATCCAGACGTTACAACAGGTTGGAATACAAAATTCTTTGATATACCTTATTTACTTAGTAGAATTACTTTGGTTGCTGGTGAAAAGGTAGCTCAAAAGATATCGCCTTGGAATCTAATTCAAAAAGAAGAAATATTGGTAAGAGGAAGACCGCAAACTGTCTATGAAATAAAAGGCATAACCAATTTAGATTACCTAGATTTATATCAATGGTTTATACCCACTAGACAAGAAAGTTACAAGTTAGATTTTATAGGTGAATTAGAACTTGGTCGTGGTAAAGATGAAATGAAACACGACACATTTAAAGATTGGTACACAAATGACTTTCAATCATTTATTGATTACAATATTCAAGACGTTGAAATCGTTGACGCATTAGAAGATAAACTAGGACTAATTGATTTATCATTAACTGTTGCTTATGAATCTAAAGTAAACTATGGTGATATCTTTTCACAAGTAAGAGTGTGGGACACTTTAATAGCCAATCATTTATTAAAAAAAAATATTTGTATTCCTCCACGTGAAGATAATATTAAAAATGAAAAATATGAAGGCGCTTATGTAAAAGAACCACAACTTGGCATGCACAAGTGGATTGTTTCATTTGATATTAACTCCCTATATCCGCACATTATCATACAATATAATATTTCACCAGAAAAAATTATTGGTTTAAATTCAGAAGGAATATCAGTTAATAAAATGTTAGACAAGTCAACATCATTAGAGTATTTAAAAGATAAAAATGTTTGTATCACACCGAATGGTGCATTGTTTAAAAATGATAGTCAAGGTTTTTTACCAGAGATGATGGAAACAATGTACAATGAACGTGTTGTTTTTAAAGACAGAATGTTAAAAGCAAAAAAAGAATATGAGAAAACAAAAGATCCGAGTTTAGTGAGAGAGATATCACGTTGCCACAATATTCAATGGGCAAGAAAGATTGCTCTAAACTCAGCTTACGGAGCAGTAGGCAACGAATACTTTAGATATTATGACGTTAGACAGGCCAGTGCCATAACAACAGCTGGTCAATTTATCATTAGATTTATAGAAGAAAAGGTTAATACGTATTTGAATGATATATTAAAACCAGAAAATAAAATAGATTACATTGTGGCATCTGATACAGATTCTATTTACGTTACATTAGATAAACTTGTAGAACAAACTTGTAAAGATAAAACAGAAGATCAAGTGTGTAATTTTTTAAATAAGGTTGTTGATAGTAGAATTGAACCATTCTTAAATAAATGTTTTGAAGAACTTGCTGACTATACAAACGCATTTAAGAACTGTATGGTAATGAAACGAGAAGTAATTGCCAACAAAGGTATCTGGGTAGCAAAGAAAAGATATATGTTGAATGTATTAGATGAAGAAGGAGTTAGACTTTCTCAACCTAAGTTAAAGATTATGGGTATCGAAGCAGTTAAATCTTCAACACCACAAGTTTGTAGAGGTAAAATTAAAGAGGCCATTAAAATTATAATGAGTAAAGATGAAGATACTTTACAAAAATTTATTGCTGATTTTAAAAAAGAGTTTTTTACAATGTCTGCTGAACAGATATCTTTTCCTAGATCATGTAATAATATGAAAAAGTATTATGACAGTAATAATATCTTTATTAAAGGTACGCCAATACATGTTAAAGGTTCTTTAATTTACAATCATCAGATAAAAGAATTTAAACTTAAAAGTAAATATCCTTTAATACAAGAAGGAGATAAAATTAAGTTTCTTAAACTTATAGAAGCAAATCCATTTAAGTTTGATGTTATAAGTTATATAACAACATTACCAAAAGAATTTAATTTACAACAGTATATAGATTATGAAACTCAATTTGAAAAAACATTTTTAGATCCAATGAGATTTATATTACAATCTATTGGATGGTCGCAAGAAAAGAAAGCAAACTTAGAGGCATTTTTCGCATGAAAACTTTAACTAAAGAACAAGCGTTACATTGTGCTAAAATATTTAAAGATTATTTTGGTGGGTTTAATCGTATAGATGATTATATGAGAGATCAAAAATTGGCCTCTATACAAAATATTCCTGCTGGATTACCAGGCATGAGTTTAGAAGATGATTTGTTTTCTGATTTTACAATGTCTCCTAATGATATGAAGTTAGAAGTATTGAAAATAGACAATACAACTTGGGACACGTGTCTTACTATGATTTCAAGTCATACAAATATGATTAATATTCCTGGCAAAACTTTAAAATTAGCAGTTAAAGAAATGACAACTAATAAATTTGTAGGATTTATAAGATTGGGTTCACCAGTTATTAATATGAAACCTAGAAATGAAATGTTAGATAATATTCCTGATCTATCACAGTTTAATAAAACTACCATTATGGGTTTTGCAATAGTGCCTTCACAACCTTTTGGTTACAATTATCTTGGTGGTAAACTGTTGGCGGCTATTTGTTGTAGTCATTATGTAAGAGAATTATTAAACAAAAAATATGGTATGAATTTATGTTTATTTGAGACGACAAGTTTATATGGTAGTACTAAAACTATCAGTCAATATGATGGTATGAAACCTTATGTCAGATATAAAGGCCTAACGGATAGTGATTTTGTTCCTAATTTAAATGGAAAGCCTTATGAACAATTAAAAGACTACGTTGAGAACATAGTAGGCGAATTAGTAAAAGAAGATGCGTCTAGTAAGAAGTTGAAGTTAACCAACGCAATCATAGGTTTAATTAAACGATCCTTAAAAGACGACAAGACTGAACTAGAAGATTTTAATAAAGTTATCAACAACGCAAAAGACTTGACCGAACAAAAAAGATATTATATAAGCCATTATGGTATTAAGAATTATATTGATATAGTAAATGGTAAAGCAGATACTATTATTAAAGATGATACCTATGATAAATTTGAACTAGAAAGTATCATAGAATGGTGGAGAAAGAAAGCAACCGTTCGTTATGAAACTTTAAAGAAAGAAAATAGAATACGAAACGAACTTGAAATCTGGACTAAAAATAATGATTTACAAATCATCCGATAAAGAAATCATTTATATAAATAAACTTATAACATATTTGATGTGATGGTGGAAGAAACTTTAAAAAATAGAGAGATGGATAAAAATAACTTATTAATACACAAGCACTTAATTATTCGTGCTGAAGTAAAAAACCCCCCAAAAGACGAACAGAAACTTACCGAGTGGATGAAAGAGTTTATTTCTTTTATCAATATGAAAGTTTTAATGGGACCTTACGTTAAATATTGTCCTACACCAGGCAACCGTGGTATTACAGGTGTGGCCGTTATTGAAACAAGTCATATAGCAATACACGTATGGGACGAAACCGACCCAGCCATCATGCAGTTTGATGTTTATAGCTGCTCAGAATTTGACCCTTATAAAATAGCAGACAAACTACAAGCTGATTTTGACGTAGTAAAACTAGACTATAAGTTCCTTAATAGAGAAACTGAATTGAAACCTATAAGATTAAAGAAAGATACAATGAAAAATTATGCAAATAGTAATAATCAACAGACTTCAGAACCCACCCTATTTAATATCTCCTAACTTTCCTCCAAAAGAACTTGACAATCTAAAGGAAATGTTATATAATGAGAATATCAAATACATATTAATATCTAGCGAAAAGGAGAATTTAGAATATGAGCAGTTTTTTAAAAGACATAATTAAAGATGTAGGCAATGAATACGCAACACTAGTAAGTGATGGTATTGATAGTGCTGATGTAACAAATTTTATAGATACAGGTTCGTATTCTTTCAACGCATTATTATCAGGAAGTATTTTTGGTGGTCTACCAGGAAATAAAATTACAGCAATAGCAGGTGAAGCAGCCACAGGTAAAACATTTTTTGCTTTAGGAATTTGTAAAAACTTTTTAGATAAAAATAAAGAAGCGGGTGTAATATATTTTGAATCTGAAAGTGCTATATCTAAAGAGATGATTATATCTCGTGGTATTGACGCAACAAGAATGGTAATTGTTCCTGTAGCAACTGTACAAGAATTTAGAAATCAATCAATAAAAGTATTAGACAAATACTTAGAACAACCAGAAGATAAAAGAAAACCTTTAATGCTTGTATTAGATAGTTTAGGTATGTTATCTACAACTAAAGAAATGGAAGATACAGCAGAAGGAAAAGAAACACGAGACATGACGAGAAGTCAAATCGTAAAATCAACATTCAGAGTTTTAACATTGAAACTTGGCAGGGCAAAAGTTCCAATGATAATGACCAATCACACCTATGACGTAATAGGTTCTATGTACCCACAAAAAGAAATGGGTGGTGGTTCTGGTCTTAAATACGCTGCCTCATCAATCATCTATCTCGGCAAAAGAAAAGAAAAAGATGCCGACAACGAAGTGATTGGTAATATTATCCACTGTAAAAACTACAAGTCAAGGTTAACAAAAGAAAATGCTCAAATAGATGTGAGACTAACATATAAAGAAGGATTAGATCGTCATTATGGTTTGTTAGAAATTGCTGAAGAAGCAGGCATTTTCAAAAAAGTATCAACAAGATATGAAATGCCAGATGGTTCAAAAGTATTTGGTAAGAATATCAATGATGAACCTGAAAAGTATTTTACAAAGGAAGTATTGAAACAGATAGATGAAACAACAAAGAAAAAATTCCTCTACGGAGAAGAATAAAATAAAGTATCTTTTCGTACAAAAAGATGGTGATGACTTTACTTGTATCAAGTTAATTGAGGACAAGTATTTGGGTGTTGTCTATAAGTACGGTAATGTGGCTTTTGCTAAAGATGAAAAGCCTGATGGAACATTGCCAATGAAATTTGATTATGATATAATTAAAAATCCAGACAATATAGATACTAACAATCAACAATTTATTGATTATATTGGCGATATATTAATAGAGCTTTTAGAAAAACAATTGACAGATGGAAAAGTTGAATTTAAGTAATGAACGAATAGAGATTACAGTACTACGTAATTTCATATTCAATGAAGCTTTCACAAGAAAGGCATTACCTTTTTGTAAGGAAGATTATTTTACAAATCGCAACGAAAGAATACTTTTTAGAGAAATAGATATATTCGTAAACAAATATAAAAACATTCCTACTAAAGAAGCATTAACTATAGAACTTAGTCAAAGAAAAGATATTAATGAAGATGAATTTAAATCTGTAAAAGAATTATTAGAATCATTAACTAATGAGACTGTAGATTTACAATGGTTGTTTGATACTACAGAAAAGTTTTGTAAAGATAGAGCAGTACATAATGCCGTATTAACTGGTATTAAAATATTAGATAAGAAAGATCCAAGACTTACACCAGAAGCAATACCAGGCATTCTTGCTGATGCCTTGGCCGTTTCTTTTGACAACCATATAGGACATGATTATATAGAAGATGCTACTAAACGATTTGATTTTTATCATACTAAAGAAAAAAAATATCAATTTGATTTATCTTATATGAATCGTATTACAAAAGGTGGCGTACCACCTAAAACCTTAAACATTGCCTTGGCAGGTACAGGTGTTGGTAAATCTTTGTTTATGTGTCATTGTGCTAGTGCTTTTCTAACACAAGGGTTAAATGTATTGTATATTACTTTAGAGATGTCAGAAGAAAGAATAGCAGAACGTATTGATGCTAATTTATTAGATGTAACTATGGACGATTTACATACAATGCCTAGACAAATCTATGATGATAAAATTACTAAGATCAGAGATAAGACAGCAGGCAAATTAATTATAAAAGAATATCCAACAGCATCAGCACACGCTGGCCATTTTAGAGCATTGTTAAATGAACTGGCTTTAAAGAAATCATTTAGACCAAATGTAATCTTTATTGATTATTTAAATATATGTTCTAGTAGTAGATTTAAAGGTGGAAATATATCTTCGTACTTCTTCATCAAGGCAATAGCCGAAGAACTACGAGGTCTTGCTGTAGAGTTTAATGTACCAATCTTTAGTGCTACACAAACAACCAGAACAGGATTTGTAAGTACTGATATTGGTTTAGAAGATACTTCTGAATCGTTTGGTCTTCCAGCAACTGCTGACTTTATGTTTGCTTTAATATCAAATGAAGAATTAGAAGCATTAGGTCAAATGAAGATTAAACAATTGAAGAATCGTTATAATGATCCATCTATCAATCGTGCCTTTATTATTGGTGTAGATAGAGCTAAGATGAAGTTATATGATGTATCTAATAATGCTCAAAACATTGTAGATAGCAACCAAAAAGAACCGACAGTTAAAACAAGTTATGATAAATTCTCGGACTTTAAAATATGATATTTAATAGAAAAGAGTATATGAAAAAGTATTCAAAAAAATATAATTTAAAAAATAAACAAAAAGTGACAGAAAAAAAAAAAGAATGGTATTTAAAAAATAGAAAACATATTTTAAATTATAAAAAAGAATATAGTTTAATAAAAAATTATGGATTAACACTTAAACAATACGAAGATATGATAAAAAATCAAAATTATGAATGTAACATTTGTTCAAAAAAATTTAATAACAAAATTAAAAGTTTAACAGCTTGTGTGGATCACGACCACGAAACAGGTAAAACTAGATCCATATTATGTCTCTCTTGTAATGCTGCTTTAGGGTTTATTAAAGAAAATATAATTTCTATTTCCAATATGAAAAAATATCTTTATAAATATAAAACTGATGAACAAATAGAAAAGTTTGGTATTATAAAACCTCAAAAAAAATTAAAACAATTAGAAGAAAAAATTAAATTGATTGAAAAAGAATTAATCGAGAATTATAATATATGAAAAGACAAAAAGTAAGATTTCATAAGAGCGATAAAAGACCTAGCCATCTAGGAGAACAGTTGTCTTATGAAAAAAAGATGATTAAAAAAGAAAAAAGTATTTTATGGCAGGCCATTGAACAACCAACAGGCACTATAATAAGACAATCTTTTTTTGAAGAAGATGTGGATAGTTTAGTTAAGTTTCAAAATGAAAACCGCCAATGGCAACGTAATGGTGGCATACCCAATTTTCTTTGCGACAACATTAAATAGTATAAATAGTATTATTGATATAGTTTATGGTTAGTTTGACTTTGTTTATGGGAACAATGAGAGAGAAATGTTTAGTTTTAAAGGATTTATAACAAAGGGTACTAACACCCATTTAGAACATTTAGAAGATTCTATTATAGATAGAGGTTCTAAAGGCGGTAAAGACGCTGTTCTATTTTTAAAAGCAATCAAAAAAATGCTTACAGGCAATGTAGGCGGTCGACTTAACGTAACTGTTAAATGGGACGGCGCGCCAGCAGTTATCTGTGGTGTTAATCCTGAAAACGGAAAATTCTTTGTTGGTACTAAATCAGTATTCAACGTAAATCCAAAAATCAATTATTCAACAGGTGATATAATGAAAAATCATTCTGGTCCTTTAGCACAAAAACTTCAAGTTTGTTTAAGAGAATTATCTAAATTAGGCATTACAGGTATTTTACAAGGCGATCTTTTATTTACAAAAGGCGATATTAAAACAACTACAATAGATGATGAAGAAATGTATGTGTTTACACCCAACACAATTACATATGCTGTACCAGTTAATAGTACAATAGGCCAGAGAATAGCACGTGCTAGATTAGGTATTGTATTTCATACTGTTTATACAGGTAAAGATATGAAGCATCTTGCCGCAAGTTTTGGAAGTTTATCAGGCTTTCCTAAATCATCTTCTATCTTCATAACAGATGCCACTTATAAAGACACATCAGGTTCAATTACATTTAACAAATCGGAAATGGGAACGTTTGATAATATTATTTCTATGGCTGAAGGTTCTTTATATAAAGCAGCTCCAGTTTTAAACATTCTTAATGTTAGTGATCCTTTAGCAGTAGGTTATAAACTTAAAACATTTTTTAATTACTACATTAGAAATTCACAAGGAGATATGGCCAAAGTAAAAGATTTAGTAGATATGTTTAGAGTGTATTATAATAACATGTTACAACAAGAAGTAGATGCTGTAAGTAAAGAAGAAACAAAAAACAAATATAGAAAAATTAGAGATGGCGGATTAGATTTTATAGATAGCAATAAACAAGCAATTTACTTTACCATAGCTAGTCATATATCATTACAAAGAGCTAAAAACTTTTTGATAAGAAAAATGAATCAAATACAAAGCATTGGCCAGTTCATAAGAACACCAGATGGATTTAAAGTAACTAATCCAGAAGGATATGTGGCCGTTGATAGAGTGAAAGGTGCTGTTAAACTAGTTGACAGATTAGAATTTAGTAGAGCAAACTTTACAATAGCCAAAGATTGGCTGAAAGGATAATATGAAATCATTTAAACAATTTATAAACGAAGCGGCTGTAGATTCAAAAGGACTTAAAAGTTCTACAGGAGGATTAACACAAAAGGGTAGAGATTATTATAATCGTAAAGATGGTAGTCATCTAAAAGCGCCTGTAACAAAAAAGCCATCTGAATTAAAAAAAGGTAGTAAGGCATATAATAGACGTAAGTCATTCTGTGCTCGTATGTCTGGTAATCCAGGCCCAATGAAAGACGATAAAGGAAGACCGACTCGTAAAGCATTGGCATTAAGAAAGTGGAATTGCTAGTGAAATCGTTTGAACAAATACTTTCAGAAGGCTTATACGATCCAGGTATCTTTAAGGCTTTTTTTTTAGCAGGTGGGCCAGGTTCTGGTAAATCATTTGTTACTAGAAACGTATTCTCAGGTTCAGGTTTAAAAATTGTTAACTCGGATATTATATTTGAAAACAGTTTAAAGAAAATGGGATTATCTTTATCTATGCCGGATGAAGAACAATACTTTAGAGATATAATGAGAACAAGAGCAAAAGCAACAACCGAAAATCAATTAGATTTATATATCAAAGGCAGATTAGGTTTAGTTGTAGATGCTACAGGTAGAGATTTTAACATAATACAAAGTCAAGCAGGATTATTAAAACAATTAGGTTATGATTGTTATATGGTATTTGTTAATACTAGTTTGGAAGTAGCATTAGAAAGAAACTCTAAAAGAGAAAGAGTTGTACCCGAATACATTACAAAACAATCATGGCAAGGTGTTCAAAATAATATAGGTAAATTTCAAAACTATTTTGGTATGGAAAATTTTATAGTTGTAGATAATAGCAGATCAGAACAAGAATTAGTTACGATAACAATGAATAAAATAAATTCAGTTGTTAGAAGATTTTTAAATACACCTATTAAAAGTTATATAGCAAAAAGATGGATGGCCAAAGAAAGAATGGCAAGGAGAAAAGATGTTTAAACTAATTAAAGAAGCAGTAATAGATATACCTAGACGTACTTATGCTAAAGACGTATTTGATAACGCAGATACAGAAAATCCAAAACTAAAACAATCTGTATTAGACATTATTAATGCTCAATTAAAAGAATTTGAAAAACTTTATCCTATTAAAAAATATAGTTTAGTTGGTTCAAGTATTACAAAACATTATAGAAATGACGCAGACTTAGATATAAATGTTTTATTTGATGTTGCTTCTGCTGATAGAGAAGCAGTTAGAATTAAATTATCACATCAGTTAAGAGGTATTAATGGTAAACTAATTCCAGGAACTAAACACCCAATTAACTATTACATCATAACAGATCCAAATGTAAAAGAAACTAACGATAAAATGGCTGATGGAGTATTTGATATTAAAAACAATACTTGGATAAGAAAACCAAAAGAATTTAAATTTGATGCTAATAGATATGCGGCCGACTTTGAAAGAAAAGTAAAAGAGATAGATGTAATAGAAGGAGAATTAAAAAGAGATATCATTGATTACAAAGAGTTAACAGAATTAAATCCTGATGATGTTTTAAATCTACAAGAAATTGTAAATGAAAAGATATCTAAGATAGAAGATGATATTAAACATTTAGTTGACATTGGTAATACAGTATTAAAAGATAGACGAGACGCTTTTGCTACTGATATGACACCAGAAGAAATAAGAACATTTAGTAAAAAGAATTTATTACCTAAGAATGTTATCTATAAGATGTTAGAAAAATATCATTATTTAAGATTGTATCATCAATTAAAAGATATATTAGATGATGGTAAAATAACAGACGCAGAAATACGTTCTATAAAAACAGAAGGAGTTAATAAATCTTTTGCATTTACTTTTGGCAGATTTAATCCACCAACAATAGGACATGAAAAATTATTACAAAAGGTTGCAAGTTTAGGATCAGAATATAAAATATTTTTAAGTAGATCACAAGACGCAGTTAAAAATCCATTAACACCATCAGACAAATTAAAATGGATGACAACTATATTTAAATCTTATGCTAGTCATATATTAATAATGCCTACAAATATGGTATTAGAATTAGCAGCAAAAATTTACAGTATGGGTTACACAAATGTAACTATGGTTGTTGGTAGTGATAGAGTAAGAGAATTTGATACTATACTAAACAAATATAATGGCGAAAGAAACAGACATGGTTTCTATAACTTTGAAAAGATAAATGTAGTATCAGCAGGCGAAAGAGATCCTGATGAAGAAGGCGTAACAGGAATGAGTGCGAGTAAATTAAGAAACTATGCTTCAAGAGGAGATTTAAAAAATTTTAAAAGAGGAATACCAGGAAATTTAACAGAGAAACAAAAGAACGAATTATTTTTTGATGTTAGAAAAAATATGGGATTATCAGTTAGTTTGGCCGCAGAATTTGAACCAACAGAAATGCCTAAAACTTTACAACAATTTGAAACACAACAAGTAAGAGACTTATACATTAGAGAAATGATATTCAATATTAACGAACAAGCACACAACGTCAATTTAGATGTAAAAGGAAAAGTAGTAAGACGAGGAACAAATTATATTGTATTAGAAGATACAAATAACAACCTTCACAAATCATGGATTTGGGATTGTATTCCAATAGCCGCAGATAAAGAAGTAATGGTACGAGAATACAATTTAGATATTGATTACGGATTTAAAGCCGTATCGGAAATTAAAAAAGAAGATCAACAAGAGCAACGAAAAAAAATATTTAAAGAATTGAAAAAGGATTTAATTAAGATGACAAAAAAAGAAGCATACGATATAGGGCATGATTATGCTCTACACACCTCTAAGACAACACCAGGAGAACCTGGTTACGACCCAAATTACAAAGGCACAACATATACACCTAGTAACACAGAAGATAATAAAGAGTTAGTAACACAAGGTAGATCATATCCTGATGGTGAAAAAATACCAAATGTATTGCCACCAAAATATATGCCAGCTAATTCAAAAGAAGTACCAGAAGGACAAAACTGTTATAATTGCGAATATGGTAGTAAAAATGAAGGTAATTACTGTACTTTATTTAACGCTAAAGTAAGACCAACATACTGGTGTGCTAAATGGGAACCAAGTGATAAGAAAGTGTCCATGCAAGATATAGAAGAATGGGCTGGTGCAAATGATACAATAGATAAATATAGACAAAGATATGGTAATAACTATCAATCTAAGATTGACGAAGTTAAACAAAAAATGATGTCTTTCAAAGAATATAATAAGGATAAGAAATAATGAGTTTCATTAAAGAATCAAAAAACGCTTATAAACAAGTACAAGAAAATCATATTGCAATTGCTATGGGTAAAATGCTAGATGACGAAGGCAGTATGATATTAAATCAATTAGAAGAATTAGAACGTGCTATTAAAATGATTCGTGATTACGTTGGTACTGATTATGAAAAACAATTACCAGCATGGGTTCAATCTAAAGTTACATTAGGAAGTGATTATATATCTACAGTAGGTAATTATCTTTCTAGTAAAAACGAAAAAGTAACAGAACAAGCTATTAAAGAAGAAGTAGATTTAGAAGAAACTTCATTAACCTCTATTCACAAAATGAAAGAAGATGGAAAAACAGCAGAAGAAATAGCAAAAGAATTAAAACTAAACGCAGGTCTAGTTAAAAAGATTTTAGGCGAAGAAGTAGAATTAAAAGAATTTACAGATGTTATGCTTGCTGCTCTTAAAAAAGAATACGATCCATTAAAAGGTAAAACAATTACTACTTCACAGTATCAACAATTAAAAAATATATTGCTTAAACTACAAGATGGCGACTTAGAAAAATTACAAAAACAAAATATACCATTTGCTTCAACAGGAGCTGGTTCAATATTGAGAGTAAGAAAATCACCAGTTAAAATAACAAATATTAAAGTACCAGGTTTAGAAGGTATGGCCGAAGAAATTAAAGTAGATAAACCAGCAATAATAAAAAGTTTACAAGATAGATTAAAAAAACTTCAATCAGATCCAGATCATGGTGGTAAAAAAGATATGATTGCCTATGTTCAATCTAAAATCAAAATGATTCAATCTAAAAAAGAAGAAAAACAAATTGCTGAAGCAAACGAAGAAAAATTATCCGATCAAGCAAAAAAACAAGGATTAGAATATTATGGTTTTGGCCGTTATGGTAAAGATAAAACAGTTACTCACAAGTCAGTAAATGGAAACTTACAAGCATTACCAAAAGATCAACAAACAAAAGCTGATGATAAAGAATCTAAACCAGAAAAAGTTGATACGGTAACAGATTTAAAAAATACCGCTGATCAAGTTGGATTTGATGATTTAAATATAAATGATGATGAAAAAAATATATATTTTACCAGAGAATTTGATCCTACATTATATGATGAAGATGATGTAAAAGATGAATATAATAATATTGTTAAAATGTTAAACAAAAAAGGTATAAAATACAAACCAAATTTTGATCAAGATGTTGAAATTGATAATGATCAGGAGTATATGCAAATTAATTTTTCTGTAAAAAAAGAAGAAGTTAAATTAACAGAAAATAATTCAGAAGATTTATATAAAAAACTTGGTTGGAATTTAAATAATAAAACTTATGGGGCTACTCTTACACATTCAAAACACGGTGTTATTGAAGTAGATAGATATGGTGAATGGCATCATAAACCTAAAAACATAAATTCAATTTCAACTGTAGCTTACAAACCTCTGGCATTTGGAAAAAATAATGATTTAAGTAAGTATATATCTTCATTAAAAGAAGAAACAGAATTAAAACCAGTTCCTAGTTTAGAAGATAGTGCTAAGAAACACAATGTAGATATTGAAGCATTAAAGAAACAATTAGAAAAAGGTGTCAAGGTTGAAAGCGAACATACAGATGATATTAAGGTTGCTGAGAAAATAGCATTAGCACATTTAGATGAAAGACCAGATTACTATGAACAAATAGATAAATTGGAAAAGAAACCAGTTGAAAAAGTAGAAGAAGTAAAAGAACCTACAGGCGATTTGAAAGATGCTTGTTGGACAGGTTACGTAGCTATTGGAACTAAAATGAAAAATGGAAAACGTGTACCAAATTGTGTACCTAAATCAGAAGCATATAAAGGTGCTAAAGCAGTAGTAGAAAATGCTTTCAAAAAATTAAAGGAGAAAAAGTAATGACAAGATATTTAGAAATTAAACCAGGCAGTATAACAGAAGTAACAAAAAAATTAAGAGAAGATTATGATGCTTACTTTAAAAAAGAATTAGAAAAAGAAGGAAAATCATTAGCATCAATGACTGATGCTGAAAAGAAAGCCTTTTTTAATAGAGTTGATAAAGGTTACAATGCTAAAGATGAAGCAACTTCACAAGATGTATCTCCAAGTTTAGCAAATAAACCTTCAGAAAAATCTAAAACAACTTTAGTAGCAGGTCCAAATGGAAAAGAACATGTAATAAGAATACCTGTAGAAAAATTAGCAGACTATAAGAAAAAAGGTTATGTTGAAGCTGAAAGTTTTGTACCAGAAGCAGCCAATGAACCATACGCTATTGGAATGGCCGCAGCTATGAAATCAACAGGCGATACACCTCCGTTAAAAAAATCTACAATAACAAAAGCTCACGATATTGCTAAAAAAGTAAAAGAAGAAGAATTAACAGCTGGTCAAAAAAAATTACCACCAGCACTTCAAAAAGCTATAGATAAAAAAGAAAAGAGTGAAGATGTTGAAGCAGACGAAATGAATAAAAAGCAAAAAGAAAAAAGTGGTCAAACAGAACCAGTTAAATTTGCCAAGTATGAAGAAGAAAAAGAAGAAGATATTAATGAAGCTGGCATGAAAGAAATTGATACAACTAACCAAGAAATAAAAAGACTCAGAGTTAGATTACAACAATTAAGAGATTCTGAAAACGCAGCTGCTGGTGGAGATACTACAAATATTGAAAAACAAATACACCAAACACGTAGTGCTTTATTAGATTTACAAAAGAAAGCTTTAGACAAAAAAGTTGAAGTTAAGGAAGGCAAAATGACTTACAAGTCATATAAAAAGTCTATGAAAAAGGAAGAAAATCCTAAAAATATGAAAACGACTTTAACAGGCCAACCTGTAACTAAGATTGATGTTGAACCTAAATTAGCAGGCCATAATTAAGACATAATCTGAAGTTTTATGGATAAGTTACCTCGTATATATTGCGATATGGATGGAGTGTTGTGTGATTTTAAATCCGCAGCAATTAAAACTACAGGAATGCCTATTGATAAGTGGATGGAAAATGATGATAGTGATGATAAATGGAAACCTATAGTAGATAAAAAAGATTTTTGGCATACATTACCATGGTTATCTGGTGGCCAACAACTCTGGTCTTATATTAACAATTATCAACCACACATATTGTCAGCATATGTAGAACATACAAGTGATCCAAATTGTATTCCAGGAAAAAGATCATGGGCAATATCTCATTTAGGTATACCAGCAAACAGAATCAATCTAGTTAAAAGAAAAGAAAAACAAAATTATGCCAAAGTTAATGGTGAACCTGCTGTATTAATAGATGATTATATAAAAAACATTAATCAATTTAAAGCTCGAGGCGGTATAGGAATACTACACACCAGTGCGGCCAACACCATATCACAGTTAAAAAAACTAGGTTTCAAATAGTAAATTCTTATAAATATTAACATACATCAACAAATTGAGTACTTAACAATAATTTAAGGAGAGAATAATATGTCAAGTTGGGGAAAAACAGACGCATATACAACAGCACCTTTATGGGCTGCTGCTATCGTAAAATTAGCACCTACAAGAACAAACGTACAATCGTTATTTGAAAACGCATCAGCTGATGCTTTCATAACTAATGCTACGGTAGGTTTGTTTAATTATACTACTACAGAAACGCAATCTAGCAAAATAGCGCATACTGGTTGGGTTTTAAAAACAACTGGTAAGAGTGGTTCTGGTAGAAGTGGTAGAATACAATATCAAACTTTAGTTTGTTTGACAAGTAATTCGTAATACTATTAACAATAGGAGCGGCTTCGGCCGCTCTTATAAATATATAAACAAAGTGATCTAAGTAAATACTTAGAGTAGCATTCCCGAAAGGGTTTATAGGAGAATAAAATGGCAGATAAGAAAATCACGGCGCTTACCGATTTAGGTACAGCATTAGCAAGTACAGATTTACTTCACGTAGTACAAGATCCATCAGGCACACCAATTAATAAAAAAGTATCAACAGCCAATGTATTTAATAACATTCCATCTTGGATTGGATTAAAACAAACAGCACAAACATTAAGTGCTAGTGGTGCGGCTAACGTTACTACGGCAATTACAATTGTTGACGCAACATCAGGAGTAAGAGCAGTTACACTTGCTGATGGTTCAGATGGGCAAATTAAAACAATTATAGATACAGCAACAACTGGTACAAATGCGATTACTATAACACCTACAAATCTTAGAGGTTATACATCAATCGTATTAAACGCACCAGGAGAAACAGTTACACTATTATTCAAAAGTTCTAAATGGAATATTATTGGTGGACACGGTTACTCTGCTAGTTAATTAAAATGAAAAGATTTAAGTCTTATATTAAAAATGAAGATTTAAAGGAATTTGAAGAAGATTGTATATTAAACGAAACAAAAAAGGAAGAACAAATGAAAAGTTTTAAACAACATATAAAAGAAGCACACTATGAAGGTGATGCTCAAGGTGTTGGAACAACGGATAATAATAATTCTGTAGAAGATAGCAGAATTGGAGCTCACAATATTGAAAACGCAAATGTATTAAAACAAGTTAATGCTTTTGTAGGATCAATAGCAGACCGTGAGTATATTAATCCTGACCACGCTATTTCTGAATTAAGAGAAAAACTAGGCAGACTTGGATTATCTTTTGATAATATAGCATTAGAAGGAGATAAAGGTACTGTAACAGTTAATCTTAAACAATTTGGTGGCAGATACGGTAAAGATACTGATTCTAAACCAGATGAAGTGATTAATGATGACGGTATCAGCCATAGAAAAGAAGGCGGATTGAAGCTTGAGTTTAACTTTGAAAAATTAAATAATAATAGTTCAAAGGTTTACGCTAAGCTAATTTAGTTTAGTAATGTTTAAACAGATTACCAAAGAAAATTGGTTATTGTTTGCACAACATCATTATGATAATCCAACTCTGGAAAAAGAAAAAGAGTTTTACGAGGATTTAAAAAGATTTAAATATCTTAAAAGATTATTTCGTAAATATGCTTTTACAGGGGATTTTAACGTAAGATTAGTTGTCAATCATATTATAGTATTACAAAATGTCTTTGGTGTTGAAGCGGCAGTTACATTATTGTTACATAAATTAGATGTGCGATTTTGGCCAGCTTTAAAATCTGTTTTAGATTATTTAAACTATTTGTATCCACATGAATTACATCAAGTGGATGCTGATATAAAAGTATATGAAATATTAAAAGGATTATAATGGCAAATAGAATAGTAGATTTGTTAATTACTTATAGAATAGTAAAACTTATATCCACACCTTGGGATCAACAAGAGGCATTTAAGTTTGGTATTATAGATAAGAACGGCAAAGTTTTAAGAAACTCTAGTAAATTAAATACTGAAGCTGAAAGAGATTCTTATACCGTATTACACCGATTTATATTTAATTTAAAAAGAATATTACAAAAAGTAGGTATGGGATCTTCTTTATCTTCTTTCGCAGTGGCATTAGCTTTTATTCTTAAAGAAGATAAAGAACTTCAAAAGCATAAATCCTTAATAGAAAGTACAGTAGTTTCTTATCTTAAACAAATTGATGTATATGATAAGTTATTAAATGAAGTAAAAGTTATAAAAGAAAGTAATGAAGAACCTTTTATGAATTGTTTTGGAATAGACGTATATGAAAAAGATGGAGAATTAATATCAGAATATGAAAAAATTTAAAAATTTTAGAGAAACTAATCAAACTTGTAAAGTAGGAGAATATTATTGCTATACAGATCAAAAATGTAAACCAATACCATCAAATTATAAAGTAGATAATAATGGAATGTTAGTAAAAGAAGATGGCGGCGCTGCCGGTATGATGGGGTCAGCACCAGCAAATAATGTTGGTGGTGGAAATATTGCAGGTGTGGGTGTAGGACCTGCTGGTGAGCCTGGAGTTAGTCCTAAAGATAATATTACTGGCCAAGGTTTTGGTCTTAGAAAAAAGAAAAAAAATCCTGTTATGGGAATGTTAAAAAGAAAAGTACAAGAGAATAATGATAATAATAATATTGTTTTAAAACAAGTATTAGACGGACTGGACAAAACGGATTTAGTCATAGATAATATGAATCAATCAAAACAAACAGAAATTAAAGTTATCAAAGAAGAACCTAAAAAATCTTTTAAAGAAAAATACAATATAAAATAATGACTAAAAAAACATATAAAACATTTAAAGAATTTGCTAAAGATTATTTAAAAGAATATGATGATGCTAACTTTGCTGGTATAGGTGGGTTCTCAATTGGTAGTATGGATTCTATGAAGCCTGATGCCGATCTAGGAGATACAGCACCAAGCAATCAAGGGACAGGTGATAGTAGAGGTACTATGGCCGTTATGCCTTCTAAAAACATTCAACACAAATTAAATAGAAAAGATCATAATAAAAAAGACGAAAAAGGTAAAACTATGACAGGAGAACCTTTAACTAAAATTAATACAAGTCCTACAATAGATGATACACAAGATATTAAAGATACAACAGAACAAACAATACAAAATTTACAGTTTGTAAACGAAAAGGTTGCTAAAGATAGTATAGATAAAATAGAAATCTCTAAACAATCAATCGTTCACAAGGTTCAGGCCGCTATCAGTATGGCTGAGAGAGCTAAAGTAGCATCTGAAAGAGCAGTAAACGAAGAAACAAAAATAAATCTAGTAGCTGCTCACAACGTCTATAAAACTTTTATAGATAAACTTAAAAAGGAGTTAAATAAATGATTAAGATATTAGTGTTAATCGCAATAGGTGTAGTTATTGGTTGGTACATTCCTAGACCAGCTATATTGGACACCGCTGTAAACAAAGTGAAGAATCTTATAAATACTATTAAAGGAAAGTTTACTAGTTAGGTTATTATATGTTAAGTTTATTAGGTACACTATTAGGTTTTGGTACTTCCATTATACCTTCTATATTTGATTTCTTTAAAGAAAAATCAAAAAGAGCAGCTGACTTAGAAGAATTAAAACTTCGAGCAGACATTCAAGCTAGAGGTATAGAACTTAACATTAAACAAGTACAAGCACAGGTCGAAGTAGAAAATTCAAAAGCTGAAACTGCTCAAATGGCAGGCTTATACGCACAAGATGCCGCATTAAAAGGTGGTGCATTTATTGATAGTATGAGAGCCTCTGTTCGACCTGTTGTTACCTATATATTTTTTATTCTATTCGTTACAATTAAAGTATCAGCTCTGATCGTTTATATGAGATCAGGTGCCAATTTCGTAGATTCAATACCTAAACTATGGGACGAAGAAACAGCTGGATTATTCTCAGCTATCGTTGCTTTCTGGTTTGGTAACAGAGCATTCTCTAAAAAATAATCAATAATATCAATTAACAGTAAAGGAAACTTTATATGGAAATACTTTTCGGAGTTATTATAGTTGTGTTGTGTTGGTATATTATATGTAGGAACGATAACAATGACTAAAAGATTTAAAATAATTCTTTCAGTTATGTTTATATTGGCATTACTAGCAGGCGCTCGTTATGCTTATTCAAATAATGAGTTAGAAAAAAACGTTATAAATAGTATTACAAACAAGAGATAATTATGGACTTTTTAAAATTAGCAATTGATGTTGGATTCCCAATAGCGGCTGCCATTGCAGGTGGTTTCTTTGTATTCTTAACTTTAAAATTTATCTTAGCTTCAGTTACAGGTGATGTAAAGAAACTTAGTGGTATAATTGAAGCACTAGATAATAGAGTTAAAACTATGAATGCTGATGTAATAAGAATAGATACTTTAGTTAGTTCTACATTAAGAATTAGACCTGATGTAGAAAGAATTGGAAGAGCTAACGGTAAAGAGGACGCCAGAAAAGATTAATTATGGGTAAAGATTTAGCAACACTTATCAATCAGTACGGGTTTCCAATCATAGCGGCCTTTGGTATGGGGTATTTTATATACTTTGTATGGAAATGGGTTACTACAGAAATCAAACCAGTAATGAGTGAGACTAGTAAGACATTAATAGCATTGGTAGATAGAATAAGAATGTTAGATAATGATCTTATAAGACTTAATACTAAGTTAAATTTGATATTAGAGTACCAAGAAGAGCAAGAAAAGAATAAAAAAGACAAGTAAATCAATCAATTTATATAAATATAGCGTATGAAAGCACTATTAAAAATAGTGCTAGTAGCCACTTTTAGTTATGGTTTTTTGATAACTACTGGCACAGCAGGTCCTTTACCTGATTATAATTTCAAAAGTCCCGCTTTTAATGGCAATGGATACAGTACGCATGAGTTAACTAAGTACAACTTAGAACAAACTCGAGCGAAAGAAATTCAACAAGCTATTGAAGCAAAGGTAGCAGCAGTTAAAGCTGAGGCTAAGAATACTCCTATTAATCAATTTATGGTTAATTTGGAGTCTAGGATTTATGCTCAGATTAGTCAGAACTTAGCAACAGCTATGTTTGCTGATGGAGCATCTACAACAGGTTCAATGGGCTTTCAAGGCAACACTATATTTTGGCAAAAGAATGGAACAACAAGTATTACATTAAAGGTAACTGATACACTTGGTAATCAAACAACGATTGAAGTGCCACTAGGACAGTTTACTTTTAATTAATATGATAAAAATACTTTTAACATTAGGATTATTGGTTCTATCAAATTGTGCACTATCACAAAAGGCAGGTTTAGAATCTAAACCAGAGATTACCGAAATGAAATTACAAAAAGAATTTGATAGTATACCATCTCCAGCACAAAAGAAAATTACTGTGGCAGTTTATAGTTTTCAAGATAAAACTGGTCAAAGAAGAAACACTCCTAATATAGCAAGTTTCTCTACAGCAGTAACACAAGGCGCAGAACCATTCCTTATTAAAGCATTACAAGATGTTGGTCAAGGACAATGGTTTGATGTGGTAGAAAGAGTGAACGTAGATAACTTAGTTAAAGAAAGAACCATTATTAAACAAATGAGAGACATGTTTGAAGGAATAAATGCTAAGAATTTACAACCATTACAATTTGCAGGTGTAATAGTTGAAGGTGGTATTATAGGTTATGACAGTGGTATGGAATCTGGTGGTTTGGCATATAAGTGGTTAGGTGTAGGACCTCAATCACAGTATTCAAAAGATATTGTTACTATTAGTTTAAGAGCAGTATCAGTGAGCAGTGGTAAAGTTTTGGCCACTATAACAGTAAGTAAAACGATATACAGTACAGGAGACAGTATTGCTATATTAAAAGCTTTTAGAGGCGGTACAGCATTTTTTGAAGCTGAAACAGGATTGACAATCAACGAACCTACTACTTTAGCAATAAAAGCAACAGTAGAAGCAGCAGTAGTTGAATTAATAAAAGAAGGTGAACGTAAAGGCATTTGGTCTTATAAAAAAATAACAAATAACAACGAGGGAAAAAATGAACAAAAATAAAATAGTACCTTGCTTGGTAGCGATTTTTATATCCACAACAGCATTAGCAGCTGATGATTTAATTTATATAGACCAAGTAGGTTCAAGTTCTACTGTAACAGTAAATCAAACTGGT